AGCGTGATGGCGTTCGACGCGGTGTTGAGCTTGATAGTTTCGTCGTCGGGGGTCGCGGTGTATTTCGATACGGTGATCTCGCGGACTTTGTTAACGATCGTCACGCCCGTCGTGTTATCGCCAGCTACAACAGACTGCCTCACGAGCTGTGAAGCCTGCGACACGTACCACATACACCAAGTGACGCCGACTGAGTTTCCGCGAGTCTCTGATCCCGTCCGAGGAGTGCCATTGGTGCCATTTGTGATCGGATCAAGGATTGCAGCTCCGGTGTTTGAAGATGCAGAGATGTTGACGTTATCCCAGAGAAGTCCAGTGGCCGAGCCGCCGCCTGTGGGGGACCGAGTGAACGAATGGCGGTGGCCTTGAAATTGGTCTTCTTGCTTGTCCCCGGGATTCGTCGGCCCCGTCTTTGTGCGGCCGTTGATTGACTGCGTGCCAGTACCGCGAGGGCTCAAGGCATTCCAATTCGGAAGCGTCGAAGTCCCAAGGCGTGCGATGAGCGCGGAATACTGCGAGCCCGAAAGCGTCGAGCCATCGAGCTTCACCGAGCCCGCGCGACAAGTTGTCGAAACGGGCTCGATGAAGACGGTGCCCAGAAGGTCTGCGGCGGGATATTCGACGACGTTTGAAGCAATGGAGTTTGTCGTTCGGTAAGTGAACGTGAAGGTGATGTAATCGCCGCTGGCCCATGTCGGCGGGCTCGTCGACGTAACATTGTAATACGTCTTAACGCCGGGGGTGCCCGTGTGCGTGTCGATGGCGCTCAATCTTAACTCAACTCGCGTTGAAGTTGAAGAAGCGAAAACGGTCCCGTGATATACCGTCCCTCCCCCAACCCGATATCGAGATTCTCCAATCACCGAAGCTGCGGGGGTATTAGTCGAATCCAAAGGGAATTCAGTCGGCAGTCCAAGGAAAAGTTCGGACCAGGTTCCGGGGGCGCCCGTAAAAGTTAACTTCCCTTGGATCGTAACTTGTCCGCCATCGACCTCGTAGTTTGCGGCTACTGTATAGTTTGTCGGCGTCCCGCTTGTCGTGGTCATTACCGGCGTATATGTAGATTCAATCTTTCCGACAACTTCGCCGACGCCACGATTCTCTTCCAATCTCGCCGCATCGACGGTGATGTCCGAACTCGTCGTCGAGTTGACGACTTTCACCCGCATCCCGCAAGTGTAGGGACCTGCGACCATCGTCACGGGAGTCCATTCAAGTTTTGAACCACCTGAAGCGACGGCAACGCACTGCTGATCGGCGCCGTCCACCTGCGAACAAACCTGGATATTCGCACTGGGCGTTTTGATGTGAATGCCCGCGAGAAGATTCTTCCCGTCGAGATCCGCGCAGTCAGAGTAGGTCTGCGAGAGAAGCGTCGCCTCCGCTGCAATCGAAGTGAATGCGAGCTTGAACCCTTGGCCTTGGATCTTGTCCCCAACCCCCGTTGGATAGGTCCGCGTCCCCGCGGCCGTCGTCCAGCCGGCGACATAGCTTTCGAATCCCGAATTCTTAAAATAGTTCGGGTTCGAGTCGTTCTGCTGCTCAACGTACTTCTGTGACCACGCATCGGGGTGGCACAGACAAAGAGTCAGGGTCCAAGCGAGAATTAAAAGCTTTTTCATGTCAGGTACACTCCCACGTATTTCAAGAGTTTCACGTCGTAGTCTGTTTCATTAGAGGTAGGGGCAATGCGCTCGATCTCTGCCAGGACAAAGTCATTCGCGGCGAGAGCCTGCCCCCCGATTTGATAGCTTGAATCGGTAAAGGCGATGTTTTTAGCCATAAGCTCGTCCGCAACGCTCGCCCCGCTCCAGTTGCTCCCGTCATTCTGTTCAGAGTACGTGCTGCTGGCAAGGGTTTGCGAATTGCTCGACCTTAAAAGGTACGAGGTCACTCGAAACCTGAACCAGTCCGTGTCGCCCGCATACGCGCAAAGCCGCAGGCGGGGGAGGAACTGGCCCGGGGCGAAGTTCCCGGGAATTTGAATCAGGAGCCGGACTTTATTTGAAGAGTCCTTCTCAAACACAAAGTGTTCAAGGCCGTACTCCTCGCCCGCCAAAGCACCGGAGCCTTCGGGAGCGTACAAAGGAACAAGACCTGTGCCTCCCCCCAGGGGGAGGGTGGACGTCTGGCTCCAAGAGCCCGCCGCTTTGACGTAGATGTTCCCCGTCTGCGTATCCAGGTAGCTGTCGCCGTCCGCGCCGTCCGTGACGTCGTCCGGGGCGCCTGCACCTGTTAAAAAGCTTGCGCCGTCCGCGCCGTCAGCGCCGGGAGCGCCGTCCGCCCCGGGGGCACCGTCAGCTCCAGGAGCACCATCTGCACCGTCGGCTCCGGCAGGGCCGGGATCACCCTGGGGGCCAGGATCTCCTTGCGGGCCTGTGTCACCCTGAGGGCCTGTGTCGCCCGTATCACCCTTGTCGCCCTTAAAATCCGCGCGCGGCACCCACTCAAGGGCAGTCCCATCCTCGTCAGTTGCAAGGACACTGTTTGCGATGGGGGCGGGAAGCTCGGCGGGAATGCTATCCTCGCCGGGCGCCAGTTGGAGTGCCCGGTCGGCCACGTCGCGCGCTTCTTGGACCATCATGACCAAGCGGTCAAGCGCGTCCTCCACGGTATCCGCGAAGCCTGTGGTGTTGCTGAGAAACTCAAAGAGTTGCTCAAGCGACGTCACGCGCTCAACGGTGATCTCGTGGTCAGAAGTGGGAGCCCCCAAGAGAAAGTCCACCTGGTCCTGGTAGATATCGTCCACCACAGGGATTTCGTAGTCGGTGTCCTCCACCAAAACAGTCGTAACTCCCGTGGAAATAACCTTCCGCTTCACTTTGATCTGGGAGGTGTTCTCCTTCTGCCAGGCAAAAGTGATAGGGAAGGACGTGGTGGAGCCGTTCCCGGTGTAAATTGCGCGGACATCAAGATCAGAAACCGACATTGCGCGACTCCATCGCCCGTTTGCGGGCCTTTTCAAACTTTTGGTAGAACTCGGGATCTCCCATCATCATATCGCGGGCCTGCTTGCGGTAGCGAATAAGAACTTTGTCCACCTCTTTTTTGAAGGCGTTGTAAAGCATCGGGGGCACTTCTTGGCCTTTAAGAGCGTCGTGGATCGGAATAGCCACCTGCTCCATCGCTTCGCGCAGAGGCATGGTAAAGGGCTTTTCTTTTCCGGGGACGTCGCTCGATCCGGGCAAGTACCCCGCCGTGTAGAGCACGTACTTCTCGTACTCCTCATTGGTCAGGTTGATCCTAATGTCGCCCGCACGAAACACGCGCGAGGGCATGTTGAAATTCGTCTTGATGAACTGATCGTCCTCGGGCTTACCCACTTCAATGCGCCCCATGGCCTCCAAGACGGTCTTAAGTTTTGACCCCTCGGCGGCGGTAGACGACCCCATGGGGATGATGAAATCCGGCCCCAAGCGGTCGATCTCCAAGATGGGCTCGCCCCAGATGTTACGTTGGACCGCATACTCGTCGGACATCCATGGTGTTTGGGTGCCCCAGGCGTTTTCCACCGCTTTGATAATGCTATCGGAGCGGGGGTCCCGGCGGAACTCGTCTTTGGACTTTTTCATGTCCTTCGCCATCGCGGGCAAAAACTTAGCCGTCTGCTCCGCAATCAACTTAGCGGCGCCCCCTTTGACGTCGTCTTTGTACTGCGAGCCCTTCTCAATCAGCGTGAAGACGTTGTTCAATTCATCCGTCAAGTTCTGCGGATTGAACGTATCCACCAGCCCTGCGCCCATCAAAAGCATGGAGGCTTCAGTGTCGCGCTCGTTGATGTACGCCCCCACAATGTGCGCCATGGACCCTGCACGAAGCATAGAGGCCAGGGGCTCCATCGCACGATAATCCACATACTCACCGCCCACCTTGATCGAGTAAGGCTTCCAGCCTTTGTTGGATTCTTCAAGCGCCCTGCGCATGCGCGGGTTTGCGGGGGGAGGACCTGTGATGAGACCTTGACTATGCAGGTAGGCCGCAGCTCCCACCACCATGGTGCCATTCATGATCTTGGCGAATTCGCGTGCGCCCTCAGAGCCGCCCGCACGGATGACCCTCAAGGACTCCATGTTGTTCCAGAAGGGTGCAAGCAGGCTATGCTGGATGGAGTAGTCCATGATGTTGTAGCCCGTGCGCATGAACGGGAAGAAGAACTGGCGGATAGGCCCGCGGCTCATCCAGGAGACACCCTGGGCGACCGCCCCGCGCACACCTCCTGCTCCTTGAGGAAGGTCCTGAGAGAAGACCGCAGCACGCGCCATGGCCCCTGCTTTTTCAACCTCTTCCCGGGTTGCCGCCAAGATCGACGTTTGAAGAAGGTTCGCCTTCTCCCGCGCCAGAAGTTCGGGGGTCGCGGCTTTAATCAGCCCTTGGGCTTCCATCGCACGGATCTTTTTCATACTCTGCCGGTAGAGAGCGGCGTGCTCCAGGATGGCCCCGTAGTTCTGGTCAACTTTTCCAAGAAGAGTCTCACCAATACCAACGGTATGGTTAACGACCCACCCGGTTTTCTCCAATGCCTTTGCCGTCGCGGTGGTCCCGTCGATACCCCAGTGGGCGGCGGAAATGGCAGAGGTACGCATCTCCAGTTTTTTGAACCGGGTCATGTCCACGCCTCCAGCGAGACCTTTGTTAAAGAGCATCCCCCGGAGCCCCGCAAAAAGTCCCGCCACAAAGTCATTGGCTTCATGCCACGACTCTGCCGCATGCGGGTCCCGAAATACGAAGCGGGTAGCGGCAGCGGAGTAGCCCGTCGCCACCTCGTTAACGGTGGTAATGAAGTTACCGATGATGGCAGCAGTTGGAGACTTGAACGAGGAAAGCATCGCTTTGCGCGCAATCTCAGAAAAAAGTGCCGCCGACTTTGTGAGCCTTCCCTGCTTCAGGGCGTTTTTGTACTGGTCACGCAAAATTTGAGCCTGCCCCTGAGGAAGGCCCTTGATGTGCTCCTCGATGGAAACGGCGTAGTTGGCATAGTCGTCAGCGTCTTTGGCGCTGCCGTACATGTCCATCATCATCGTCTGAAGCTTTTTGCGCTCACGGGCATCCAGGCGCGCCTGGCGGACCACCTCAGGAACCGTGCGCACTTCACGCACGCCTGTTGATCCATCCGCGTTTTTCATCAGTGCGTAGGACTTCACGTAATCCGCTTCTTGAAACGCAAAATCATAAAGCTTCTGCGCATTCAGCGAGGCCCCCGCCTCGGAGCGCCCCTTGTCGATGACGTTGGTCAGAGCGGCGTAGCGGTTCGCCACGGCCTTGTGGTTAAGGGCCGCCATACGGAGATCGTCTTTGGTCCCCGCAGTCCGAATAAGCTCCATAGCAGCGTCCAGGTTCTTTTCTGCTTGAGGGAGAATCTCACGCGCCAAAAAGGCCGTCTCCTCCGGAGTAGGAGCACGCCCTGCCTGTACCGCTTCGGCAATGTTTGCCAGGTAACGTCCAGAATCATCGCTCATACCCGCGAGGCGGGCGGCGTACAGGTAGTCGTCAAAAGTCTTGGGCTTGTAGAGCTTGTTAAGGCGGTCCACTTTCCCCAGGACTTCGTCGAGGATGTCAGAGCTGATGTTCAGGCTTTGCGTTGACCCGTCGACATTTTTAATCGTGGGGTTGTTGTCGAACATCTGGTAGCTCGGGGCGGGCTCAAGGCGAGCCTCCGCCATGCGCTGAAGTTCAGCCTTCGCCGCAACATCCCCTTTAGCAGCCTTTTCAGCCAGAGGTTGTGCCACGGAAAGCTCCTCATCCGTCGGAGGGCGTACACGCATCGGAGGAGCATCAGGAGCGCTCTTAGCGGCAACTGCAACATTGTCCGCTTCATCCAGCGCTTTCATGGCAGGAGAAAGATTTTCGACGTCATCAGCCATCCCGGCAGCGGCTTTTTGGTAAGCCTTCGCACCACGACTCAACTTGAGGATTCCGTTGAAAGCCCCCGCCACAGCGGCTCCGACGCCAAGACCTTCGATCATGTTCTTGAAGCGCCCCTCAAGTTCGGTCTGAACCTCTGGGTTGTTCTCACCGAGCCAATGAATGAAGTTACCCACCACGGCAACGTCGCGGAATTCGGGGTACTTCTCGTTAATCATCGTAGACAGACGCTCTTGGTTCGGGTCCATCATTGAAAAATCAATGCCCGCCCCAATCGCTGCCGCGCGAAGAGCGCTACCGCCCACTCCCATCCCTGTCAAAACGGGAAGTCCGTACTCAGCAATCATGTGCCCTGCGCGCTGCTCAAGAGGAGCATTCTCCGGGGGGCGCATTTTCTGAAGCTGCTCCGGCGTAAAACGTGCCCCACCCGTTTCAGGAGCGGATTGGCCCGCCCACTTCGAAACGAAGTCGGTCACGTCAAGGGCTCCGTGATACATGTTCTTCACAGCCTGAGCAGTTCCGGTAACCATCCCCTTCCCGACGTTCACCATACTATCGCCAAACTTTTCGGGCGGTTTAGCGTTTTGAAGGCCGGGCTTCGGCGGGGCCTGCTCCGCTTCCTGCTGAGCCGTGGCTTCAGCATCAAGAGCTGCGAAGTCTGCTTCGGGGATCTTTGTCAAAACGGGCTCTTGATCGAGCGTGACGCCCATCTTAGCGGCGGCATCGTCGATATCGACGAGGGGTTCGTTCGCAAAATGATCCTTCAATTCTGCATCAAAATTTTCCACGTTACTGCCCCTTCAATTCGAGAGCTTTTTTCTTCTGGTACAGCTCATTCACGCGCTGCTGAAAAACCTTCTCACCATCGGGAGTAAGTGCTCCCGAGGACCGCTCCCTCTTCCACTGCTTATAAGTAGCGTTGAGCTGCTTATCCAAAGCAGACGCCGATTCGGCCCCGCTGTCAACAGGAGCGGCATTAAAAGAGATCCCCGCGCGCACCATCACGCCCCTCGCCAGTGCGATGGGATCAGGTTTATTGAGGCTCGAAGAAAGGCCCATGTAAAAGTCAGAAAGAATCCGCTGCTTGCGATTATTTTGATCCAACTTTGAAGCCGCCGATCCGAAGATCGGGGTGGAATGCGCCTCAATGGCGTCAACCGCCTGGCGCACTTTGTTGGCGTACTCGGGCTCCTGCAAGTTTACGCGGAGACTTTCCAGTTTTGTTTTGATCGCAAGGTGCTCTTGGTCGATGAACCCCTTCTGCTCCATGGCGTCGATCTCGCCGACGATTGCGGAGTAATTACCCGCGCCGTTATTGAGAATGTCCTGCACCGCACGCGCGGAAACGTCAGCCACGAAAGCATTGTTGATGGCTTTCTTGTTATCCCGCGAGCGCACCACGCGCTGAACGCGCGAAATATCCAAAAGACCTGCGGCGGCGTCGGCCTCAAGATCCGCTTGGGCAGCAAGCACTTCGCCAGCGCTTCCATAGAGTTTAACCGCCTCGAACCGCTGGATGGCTTCATCGGTTGTTTTACGCATTGCCCGGCGTGCGGAAGCTTCGGCGCGGTTCTCTTCGCGCACGAGCTTTGCCACATACTGGTCTTCGCCCCGGCGGACTTGGTCCACGTACTGCACGAGCTTTTCCGAGGAGAAGAACTCTCCCCCACGTTCATCCAGGAATTTCCGCGCGCTCGCAAAATCACCGTTACCATCAGCGGCGCGGTCCACCATTCCGTTGAACGCGGCAAACGCCAGGTCCTTACGGCCATTCTCCAAGATGGTAGCCTTGGCGTCGTCGGTGAGGTCAGGGTCTTGCCGAACAGAAATCTCCATCTTCCCCAAAACGTCATCGAGCGCTTCAGGATTCACGCGCGCGGAGTTCGAGTAGCTCCCCATGATGCGGGTGAACTGTTGCTCGTTTTGCTTCAGCCGCCGCTTAGTCATGTCCGCGTACACATGAAGCGCTTGAGATTGACTCATCTTCTCCGCTTGAGCGAGAAACGCGCGGCGGGTTTCGGGGTCAGCGATGGTCTCTGAAATCTGCTGCATGGGTTCCCGCATGCGGTCGCGGAACGCCCCATAGGTCTTGGTCCCGTCAACGTCATCCTCAATCAGGGGTTCGTTCTGGAGCTGCATCTGCGCAAGGGTAAGCCTCTCGGCATAGGTGTTCGATGCCTCTTCGATGTCGAGCTTTTGCTTCCGCTCATACGCCTGGCGGTTTGCTTGGCCAAGGGCCTGCCCCACTTTTGCGAGTGTGTTTCCAAAATCAGTCAACGCTCCCGCCATCCCCGCAGCTTTGCTCGCGGACGCAATCGGAACAGGAGATCCTGCGTTCAAAATTTGCGAGTCGTTAGACATCGGAATGACTGGCATCAGTTACCCCTTAAAAAGACATCGCTTGGGCGTAGCCCCCGCGACCGTAAAAGTCGTTACCATTAGACACGCTCCATCCTGGTCCCTGCATGAATCCTCCCCCCGTAGGAGTAGCATTCGCCCCTACGGTGGTGGGAGTAGCGGAGCCTGTAAACACCCCTGACAGGTTGTAGGCCGCCATCGCGCCGGAAGCCCCTGCGGTCACCCCCGTCAAAAGGTTGTACCCAAGTGAGTTGTACATATCTGCTTGCCCCTGCGCTGCCTCCCCGCGCGCAAATGCCAGGGCGGATTCGAGTTCCCCTTTTTTACGAATAGCTTCAGCCGCATCCAGGGCGCGGGCGGCGGTCGTCGCCAGGATTCCCGCCGAGGAGCCGGAGCCAATGTCCCCACCGCCCTTAGCCATCGCGGAGGTCTGCTGCCCCATGAGCTGGGCGTAGCGGATGCCCGAGAGGTTAAGCTCCCGGCGCATGGCCTCAAGCGCATACTCGCCCTGCTTCTTGTAGAACCAGGCGTTTAGCGCTTCTTGCTCGGCTTTAGCCTTGTTCCCCCAAAGCGTCCCAGCCGCGCCGAGGGCCGCTCCAGCGATAATCAACGGGGTCACGATGTCCTCCGCCAGTAGTTGCTGCTTACTGGTTTGAATCCTAAAAATTTAGCCAAATTCTCCCTCTCAGGGAAGGCCGGATCAACTTGAATTATCAAAGACAGGGGGACAGCGGCTAGGGCCTGGTCCAGAACGCGCTTCACGATCCGTGCGTGAAAGGGCTTAAAGTTCACTGGGAGGATGGACCACAGCAAAAACTCCCCCTTCGGGCGAGAAACCAATCCGAACACGAGGGTAAGGCCCGGGGCGCGGATCGTCCACGCGCGGTCACCCTTCATCTGAAGGGCAGCGTACACACCGCTCCTGTCAGCATTCTTGGAGCCGCCCATCTCAAGCAGGTCTTCAGGAGAAAAAAGCGTGACCTCACTCATGCGCCTGTCCCTCAACAGCGACGGACAGGATATTACAGGGCACAGGCCCCGAAGATTCAAACGCCAGGCGATAGTCCTCACCGTACCCGCCAGGCATCGCCACCACGCGGACTCCAGAAAAAAGATCCGGGGCGGTCCCAAGGGGAGTCGCGTCCGTCACAAACGACTCCTCGTAAAGATCGCGGAGGTCACCGTACTTAAACCCCAGGGTGTTGTAGAGCCGCACAACCAGGTTGTGGGCGCGCTTCTTTGCGGGAGCTGCCGACCCATACTGGCTACCCGCTTCGATGGGAACGGGCTCAAGGCGGGCGGTATAGAGAAACCCGTAGGCGAAGGACTGGTAGTTTTCAAAGCTTGGGTCCGAAAGTGTACCATCATCCTCCACGTCAAACTCACCAAGGTACACCCACCCCGTGGTGCTGGCGTCGGTGTACGAAACCCCAAAGACGTGAACGGTGCGCCCGCCGTAGATGTCCGCGTTGACGCCGTCAATTGTGTCACTCGGAATAAACCCGAGCGCAACCCGGTTGTACGAAGTCACACAATCCATGTAAGCGTATGGGGGCTCTGACCTAGTATTTGAGTCCACCGCATAGGTACGCACGACACTGTCCCCAAAATAAAATGGGCTCAGCTTCTCCAGCGACACGCGCGAGTCACCGTCGTAGGTGCGCTTGATCAAAAAGTAAACTTCGGTCTTGTCGCTGACGGCGATGTCGAGCACTTCAATGGTTGCGTCTTCGTGACCCCCACCAAACTCCTGGCGAGCCCACGCCACGATTTGGTAATCGCGGTCAAGGGTGAGAGTGTTGAGCCCGCCGTCTTGAGTTTTCACAAAAACAATCGACGAAGAAAATTCCGCCGAGATCATTTTTGCTGGAGTCGACAGATGGTCCGCAACAAACGCCAGGTCGCTCGACTTGTACTGATACTCGTCAAACGAAAAGATGAGATCCCGCATCTTCCCACCCTTTTGGATAAAGGTCAGGAAGTTCCCCACGCGACAAGCCTGGACTTTCTCCGCGCCAAAGTAGGTCGACGACTCAAACGCAAAGTCGTTAGGGCCGAGAGCCCCATTAGAGCCATAGGCCACAATCTCCGCGTTGCGCGTGAGGATTGCGAGCATCTTCGACGAAGACATCGTCACGATCTCCGACACTTGTTCGGAATTGACCACTTTCTGCCAGGGGCGGGAGTTATCGTCGGCGTAAGTCGTGAAATTATCCGCCTGCGCGAACGGAAGCTCCATCATCTGAAAGACGTTCCCGATGCGCGAAGCCCAGAACGTATCCGGATACCGCGAACTTCCTCCGTAGTAGACACGCCCCTGGAATCCCGTGATTGTCCGGGGCCATCCTTGGCCACCACCCCACATCGCCATATCCCAGGCTGTCCCAGAAGCCAGTCCGTACACATCACCAGAAGACCCGGGAAGTTCTGCGCGCACAGTCCCCGTGACTTGAGTGGTGCTGGTGTACCCGGTGACTTCAAAGACACCTGTGTTACCCGATTTTGTAATGCGGAAAAGAGTCCCTTTTCCGAAGTTGGCGCCATCGTCCATGGTGGCATTAAAAAATGCTGACGATGCCACAACCGTTACCGAACCCCCCACGGTAAAAGTTCCGGTCACCGTCAGCGTAGGGCCAGAGCCCAAAGACACAAGGTCTGTAAAAGGAAAAGCATTCCACTCGGAGCCCGCGTAGGCTTGCTCGTAGAAAAGCTTTAGATCCACGCGATAAGTTCCGTCGGTGCGGATACTCATGATGCGCGGAGGATTCTCTCCATCCACAATCCAGATCAAATCCCCAAACTGCTTCACCTCGATGGTGTCGAGATTGGCGGTGGTTGCGTAGTTCGCTCCAGTGGTTGCTTCCACGGAACGCACGCGAGTCGCTCCATTGGCCGTGACGTTAGTAATCACGAACCAGGGAGCTGACCCGTCAGGAGTTCCGTTGGTGTAGAACAAGAAGTTTTTGCTGCCGTCGGAGAGAGTGAACGCAAAACACCGCGCGGACCCCGCTGCGTCCAGAATGTCCTGGGTGTTGATGGTCTCTGAGTTGTAGGTCACCTCGGGAAGAGACATGTTGAAAGTGCCGGGGCGCATGAACGCTCCGCCTTGCACCAGGGGGATGTAGTTTTTCAAAAGAACGCAGGCGCGGGGATACTGCTGAGCATCCGTCCGCGCGATCATCTTCGGCGACCACTCGCCAGAGGTAAAATTGTTCAGGGCTAAGTTAAACTTCACAGTTACCCTCCGCTGCGGCGAGAGTTAAGCCATGAGTCGGCGTAAACGCGAGGAGGAGAAGCTTCCTGAGCGCTGTACGAACGAGCGCGCTTGAGCGTTTCTTTGTATTCCGTACGCAAAGACTCGCGCAAAGTCGCGTTCTGTGTGAGCGAGTAGCTCAGATCCACGGCCAGCTTCAGAGAAAGCAGCTCGCGAAAATTCTCGTCCATCAAGTTCGCGTCAGTGATGTAGCGAATGTAGCGAATCTTCAAATCCGCGATGTCCGCAGAGATGTAGTCGCCTTCGACAGTCCAAAGATCAATGGGGCAGTTGGTCTCCAGGACGCGCAGACAGTTTGCCGGAACCTGGTAGACGTTCTCGTACTTGGTGTCATAGGTGGGGTTCGCCACCGTAGCGGGAGAATCCCAAATGACGGCAAAACGCCAAGGGTGCGAGCGTAGGAGATCCTTGAGGTTCTCCTCGTAGCGGTCGTTGCACAGCTTTGCTTCCACGGTGTTCTCATTAAGAGACGTGATGCGCCGGGCGCCGACCTTAATGAGAGCACCGTTACAGATCGTAACGGCGCTCGCCATCGTTTACCCCTTAGACGTGAGAGAGAAGAACGTAACCGACGAGTGCGCCCGAAGTAGCGGTCCAAACTTCGGGGATAGCGATTTGCATATCCACCTCAGCGTCGAACTTCTTCAGGAAACCGGCTGCGGCTGCGCCCGAAACCGCCGACATCCGCTTGATGCCAGCAGCAGCGTTCACGTCCACATCGGCGAAGAAGCCGTCTGCCAAAGCAGCAACAACTGCCGAGCCAGCCGAATCCAACTCTGCCGAAGCAGCCCAGCCGATGTCCAAGTCACCCGTGTCGCCCATGTCCGGGTGAGAGAACACCACGTCCAAAACCCGCGCGCCCTTAGGGATCTTCACCAGTTTGATGATGTCGCTCGTGGTGAGCGGGGTGCCCGGCAGGGTGTACGAGAACCGCTTGTGGTACACATGCCCTTTGTCATCTGCGGGAGCGATCTTCGAAGTCGGAACATCGACGAAAGCGTCCTGCCATTCATTTCCGTAGTAGGTAGCCATTGAATCCTCCAAAATTTAGGCGCCCCGCGAGGAGCGCCGTTGAAATTACGACTCTTTGCAGATCGCTTCGACGACTTTCACTTCTTCCATGCGGGTCCCGCCAATCGACATCCGGCTGTAAACCTGAGTCGAGTAGCCGAGGTCAGCACGCTCGCTGATTTTCGACTGGTAGTCCATCCCGGTCGACATCAACACGCCGTCGCCGGCGAAGAAGATGCAGGCGCGAGAACCAACCACCGAACTTCCCGAGCCAACCGCACCAGTGGAAGCGGAAGCAGCAGAAGAGGTGGTGAGGCCGAGGCGCTCAGTCTCCAGGAATTTGAACCCCATGTAGGTGTCCACTTCACCCTGCACCAACGCTTTCACGTTAGCGTAGTCCGAAGAGGTCACTTCGGTCTGCGACAAGAGCGACTCGATCTGAGACGATCCGACCAAGGCGTACAACGGAAGCGACTTGTCCACCAAACCACGGCGCAGGATCGTGCGGATTTTCCGCAGAGTCCGGACGTTCAGGTCGGTGAAGTTCGTGCCGTCGTTTGCTGCGATCTTCTGGCTATTCGGGTGGGAGACAGTGCTCGTGCCGGTTTCGCCAGCGTAAGCGGTTCCCAGTGCCGATGCGATGATGACGTCGTCTTTGGTACGACCGAACGCCCAAGCAGCCGCCATGGCGTACTCCGACGTAGGGTCATCCAACATACGAATTTTGTCCTGATCGTCGACCAGGTCAGCCCATTCGTAGTCTTCCATGGTGACCATCCGACGCGAGTGGGGAGTGTCGATTTGCGGAGTCGGCGAGTGGCGGCCAGTGCGCTTCTGAGCGGCAACAGGTCCGATACGGTCGAAGAACTCCGATTTTCCTTTTTGGGTTTCTTTGCGCACGTAGGGTGCGATCAAAGACCCCTTTTGCTGGGACAAGTGGTAGACGTTCGCGTTGTACTGCTGGACGAACGCCTCAGTGATTTGTTGAGACATATTCTCCTCCAATGAGAGTCTGCAAAATTTTGAGTAAACGAAATTTTGTGAGATGCCCTCTGTGGAGGATTCACGTACAGCGCATAGCCGCTGGTCAGCGTGCGAGGATCTTCATTGAGGTTGCCCTTACCTCAAGCCTGAGGCAAGGGCTTCACGGTCGTCAAGACCTATTTGTGCAGGGACGCGAACAATTTTTGCATTTCCGCGACCGCCCCCTTGTGTCCGGGGTGGTCCTTCACGTGGTACGGGTGAGCCATATCCCCCATGACGGTGTCGATCTGTTTACGGGCCTCGGCAGGGGTAAGCTGCTTGGATGCGGCCCCGTCGGCCTGGACCAAAGCATTTTCCCCGGCGTATTTATCCGCCAGATGTGCCATCGCGCGGACGAACTGCGTGTTACGCGCAAAGCCCGCATCGCTCATCGTCTTCTGAAGCTCCGGCGGAAGCTGGCGAAACATGAAGTTTGCGGTTCCGACTTTTTTGTCGAACCCATCGCCCCACTCTTTTTTCAAGTTCGCCACTTCAGTCTCGAAGCTCGCCTTGATCTGCTGCCGGAACGCCTCCTCAGCGCCTTTGTTCTTCTCACCAAACCAGTCGGCAAGTTTTTGTGCCTGCTTAGGGAGAATACCTGCGGCGTGCGCGAGCGTGCGGAACTCCTCGGCGAACTTCTCATCGACGGTCACACCCTCTTGGAACTTGACCTGGTAGTCCTTCACCTCGGCGGGAAGCCCCAACTTGGTGTAGACCTGCTTCCAGTCGTCGTCGGTGGCGTGTTTACCGGGGACGATCAGTTTATCAGAGCTAAACTGTCGCTGAAGGTTGCGGTAGGCTGCTGCAAGGTCCGCAGGACTACCGAAACGAGCGATGGTTTTATCTTCTTGAAGCTCAGCAGGCAGTTGAGATTTCCAATCGGTAGGGGCTGTCCCTTCGGAACTTGTACCACCGCCACCAGCATCAGGGGGCGTGCCTCCGGCACCTGCGCCAGCGCCAGGACTCGGGGTCCCGGGCGGAGTCCCGCTCCCTCCGTCACCTCCAGTAAGAAGGTCTCCAGTTGCCCCTCCACCACTTCCTCCGCCACCATTGCCTTCTCCCGCTTTTTCCAGCTTAAGATGTTGCCAAAGATTTTTCATACTCTTCAATCCGCTCCTTCAGACGTTCGGGGTTTTCTTTCAGGAAGGTCAAAATGCGCAAGATCACCAAGCGCTCGCCTTCTTTAAGTACCATTTTATGAGGGTCCGACGGGTGCGGATTAAGCATCCCGTGCGCCGCCATCATGTCGTTCAAAACCCAGCGCCCTTCGACGGAGTCGAAAACATTTTTGTAGCGCTGAACTTTTTCGACGGCTTTGCGGTGTTGATCTTTAGCCTGTTTGCTGAGTGCCACCCATTGCTCCCATCGCTTGAGTAATCTGTGCTCCGGCCTGGGCGTCGGCCAGCGCCTGCTGAGTCTGCTGCATTTGCTGCGCTTGAGCCGCGCGCTCCTGGCGCATTTTATCAACCGCATCTTTGTTGCGGATGAGTTCCTGTGGGGGATTGAAAATCCCTGCCAAGATCCGGGGGGCGGCGTCGGTGTCGATCACATCCGACACGGCGTTGTTGAGGTTGATGAACGGAGACACGGCCTCCAGCCAACGCATGATGCTCTGGCCCTCGGTCGCGCGCTGCGCTTTTGCCATGAACGAGGAGTAGCGGACACCAAGGTCGCGTCCTTGCAAGATGGCCGGGGGCTGCTCGATCATCCCGCGCTTCCACATGAGGTCGAACAAGCGGTCCACCATGGGTTTCAAAAATTCCGCCTGTTGGCGCCCGAGGATAGGTCCCAGGAGCCGGAGCTGTTCTTCAGTCCGCTGCATGACTTCGGTTGCGGTCATCATCGGCCCGCCCTGTTGGAGGCGGAGCTGATCGACGTAGAACGCATCGCGAATCCGCTTCCGGCGGTCTTCGAGCGCTTGGTACCCGAAGTCGAGGCGGGTATCGTTGAAGATCGGACGGATGAGGTCATCCGGATCTCCCGAGCGGCGATAGTTCACGCCACCAGGAGTGGTGATGAGCGGAAGAATGAATCCGTCATCCGAAACTTGAACCGGCGGATCAACAGCCTTCTGCGCACCGATCAGCATGGTCTCGTTCATCTTGTTGAGAACGCGGCACTCAGGAAGCGCCACCGAGCCGGGGCCGCGCCCGTACTTCTCACCAGCGGCTTTACTCCAGCGGGGGACCAAGTAGGGGAACGTATCAAAGTTCCCGTGCTGGATTTCAAACTTCGCTTCGCGAATGATGTACTGGTCGATGAACTTGCGGACGGTTCCGGTGGGCTTCTCCTGCACCAAAGAGGCGGGGTAGATCCCCTGCATCACGGTGTACTTCTTCCCGAACTCGCCCTTGTCCCAATCTTTTTTCAGGTCAGCGGGCATCGCATCGTACCCGAATTTCCCGATGATCTTCTCCACGCTCCACTGAAATGCGCGATAGATTTGGTTCACGCGCCCCATGTGGTCTTCGTCGATCAGATACTCACCAATGAACTTCGTCGAAAACCGCACGACATCTTTGTCGTCGGCCTCCATGGACATGCACGCAGTTCCAATCGCGCACTGGTCAAGATCCTTCTCGTGATTTTCGGTGAAGAAGTTGGAGTTCGTCAGCACGTTGTGCATGGAGCGAACCGTCCGCTGCATCCACTGCCGAACGTCGTCCTCATTGTCCAAGCGCTCATCGCCAGTTGTGAGACCGAAGAACTCCCCTCCGGTATGGACCTGCATGGAGTTGATCGCGCCGGTCAAAAGTTCGTTTGCCTGAACGCCGGTATTATCCAGGAGTTTGTCAAACTTCTTTTCACCTTCGGTTTTTTCGGCAGTGATCGTGTTGCGGTTAGGGAGGATGTAGTCGCAAATCTCCTGCCAGTGCGACTCCCACGCCCCCCGCTCCCCCTTCAGGGTGTCATAGCGCTCGATGAGCGCTTCGGGGGTCAGGCGCCCGTCTTTGATCATTTTGTCTTTGTTCATTTGCCCTGTTCTCCGATGGTGAGGAGGCGGAACATATCCTGGTTCGGATTGGCGAGCAGAAGGTTGCGGCCCGGAGTAACTTGTTTGCGCTTCCCGAAGCTATCCAAAAAGTTCCGAATCTGCTGGAGGCGGGCTTCTTCGGCGGCGTCCGCTTCAGCGATACTCGCATCGGCGGCTTCCACGACAGCAGTTGCCACAGCCGCCGTACCGTTCCCCGCGCCGGGGGCAGGGCCGTTTGCGATCAGTGCGCGGGTCTCTTCGCTCCAGTTGTCAGCGTTGAGGTCGGAGCGGTTGATGTTGTCCCGAAAGTTGTTGATCTCGTTTCGCACGTTGTTTGTGAATTCGCCCCAGTAGTCCTTCTGCTGGACACCAGGGATGCGGACTTCAGGGGCTTTAAACTCAGCTTTAGGTTGTCCCATCAACTCTCCTACACCACGGAAAACTTGTGCTGCGAAAACCGCGGAAGTTTTTGCTGGTCACGGTCGTCTTTTTCAAGCCTATCCATTCCCATCGCCCCGGTCCGAAACGCATCAGCCCCGTGGGACGCCCAGTTATGCAGGGGGCGTTGTTGAAAAACTTTGTTCTTAGGGTCCCATTTCCGCTCATAGTTCTTGAGCGCGTCAATACCTTTCTTGCACTTCTCGACATCAAACCAGCTTTGAGCGATCACGAGGCGGGAGGCGTTGATCCCGTCGGCCACATCGGACCGGGGTACGACCCTCGTCCGGGCAAGGCCCAATTTTTTAAGTGTTTCCTCGCGAGACCGTCCGGTCCCCAGTTCTTTGGCTTTGGCGTCGTGGGGGAGGACATGGGCTTCGTAGACGTAACCCTTCTGCTCCAAAAGTTTTGCGTAATAGTCAAGCCCTTGGCCGGACTCTTCGACGTAGTCAATCCAGCGGATCTCCTTCCCTACGCGCTGCCCGAACCAGATGGCGGTTGCGTCGTCGATCCCAAGGTCCCAGTACGTCGTCACCAAGACGGAGGGGTCGTAGGGGACTTTTCCGATGCGCCCTTCGCGCTCGGCCTTTTCCATTTCTTTTCCGTAGTACGCTCCGACGAGTGCCGCCGAGAAGGAGCACTCGAACTCCTGCTCGTACTCCGACTCCGACATCAGCCCGCGTGCCGCCTCAAGCTCCCCGATGGGAATGATCCCCGTCTCGGAAGCCCTGTAGGTGACGACATACCAATCGTCCGGCGGCGCCACCCCGTTTTCGGGATCGCCATGCAGTGCAAACTGGTAGACGTCGTAGAAGTGATTTTGCCCCTTAGGCGTAGAAATGAAGATAGCCCACCCCATCCGATCCGAAAGCGCAGGCCGAATCACCTGCGTCCACACGGTCGGATCGCACGCCGCATACTCATCCAGCACCACTCCATCCAAGTAAAGCCCCCTGAGAGAGTCCGGGTTTTCCGCTCCGACGAGTAAGATGCGCACCTTATCACCAAGGTGAGGCCGCGCAATTTCGATCCTAAGGTCGGACTCGTTGATGGTGACACCAGGGATATTTTTAACCAAGTCCTTAAAGATGTCCCACGCCACGCGCTTGGCCTGCCCGTAGGTCGGCGCCACGTAAGCGTACTGCGGATTTCTTTTTTGATTGCGAAGCCCCTGGTCCAAAACTTCTGAGCACGAAAGATGCGTTTTACCAAAGCGGCGATGCAGGTTGAGGACGTTAAAACGCTTCAGGCTCCTGTGGATCAGGGCCTGTAATGGCCGAGGCTGGTATCCCGTCGCGATGATCCTCTGCCCCTGATTGAGTGTCTGTGATGACACGCGCCTCCTCCGTGGCCCCCGCCGCTGTTACCAAGGGGGGAGCCGTCGTGGCTTCCCGTTCTTGGACCGGGGTGCGGTCGATTCCCGTGTTCACGATGATCTGAACCGGGGCTGAAAATGTGGCTTCCACCTTAGCTTTCGGGGAATACTTCGGATTGTCAACCCCTGCGGCCCAGATGAGCGTATCGACCTTGAGCTTCGCCGCTTGAGTCGGGAACTTGAAGTCTTCATTTTCCATGGCCGTCTGTACGGCAAGGTCGCGCAGGTACTCAGTTCGCGCCACGCGGGCTAATTCCAGCTTTTTGGCAGCGTCGGGGTGGTCAACCACCCATTTGGAAAAAACCGCGTAGGCGGGCATTCCAGGCTCTTTGCAGACTTTCGTGACCGATTCACCATTGGCGACTCTTTCGCAGATCAGGTCCACGACGAAGGGGTCGTAGGCGACGTGAGTGACGTATCCTTCAAGTGTTTCTTGAACTTCACCAGGGGTATGCAAAGAGCGCAGGGCGCGCACGACACTGCCAGTGGCGGTGTTGACGATCTCGATGAGGCCGGTTGGCCCCCGCCGCGCGTAGTGCGCGCCATCGCGCGTGAGGTCTTCCAAAGTAATTTGTTGTGACATGGGACAAGGTTCGGGGGTTTTGAGGCGGGTGTCAATTGACGCGGTGCGCCTAATAGGGGTACTGTGCCGGTTGGAGAAGCGACCTGTCGCTGGGAGGGGCGGCCTTCGAATTTTGGGGGGTGCCCCCGCCCCGCGCCCCGCGCGTCGCGCATCCGGTCGCGCGCTTCACCACGCCCCGCCCCGCGTATCGAGAGGCGGGGGGCGGGGTGCATTCAATCGAAGCGAAAGAAACCGCGCTCAATATAATAGTGCGACCGCAGCGCCCCCGCCCCCCTGTAAATAATCGGTACACGGTGAAGCAGAATTTACACTGTATCAGCATGAGATCGAACCTATGCCCCCGCCACATTGGCATGACTCTCGCTATAGTGTCCGGCGTACCGCCAAGCGCCCACTAGGACGCATCATAGGCGGGGACTGTAGCTGTTAGCGATCACCGATGCCCTAGGGCTTAGCGTAAGCACGGTGATAGGCCTAGGGCCGCGTTCCGTAAGTCTTCCAAGACTTAGCGCCGCGAGCCGACCGGCGCCTTGTCTGCGGACGTGGTTAATCACTACAGAGATGCGCTTGACTGAACCGGCGCGACCTTGGGGTCACACCCAAGGTCGCGCATCTTGAGTCAAGACTAAACCAACGAGGAGTGATCTCAATGAGTTACTTAGTCGCATTGATACTCGTGAGTTCATCTATTCACCTTCCCGCTGATATGTCAACGTCGGAAGCGTGTATGGATGTGCTCGCGAATGACGTTAACGATGCGCGCTTATATACAGCGTGCACTGTTATTTTTGAGCAAGAAAACGGCTACTCGTATCTATCTGAAGAATAATTGCGGCGGGGGCCATGAGGCCTCCGCTGGAGTTATAACTCCGGAAAGAGGTTCATTATGTTCAAGCTTTTAATCGCTCACGCTATTGCTGCAACTGTACTCTGCACGTTTGCCGCTCGCGCGGAAGCATTCGAGATCAAACCTTACCAAGGTAAGATCGGCGAAAGTTATCGCGTCAACGGCAAAGCAGTATCCGACGCGGAAGCATTCAAGGCCGCCTTGAAAGGGGAAGAGGTCGAGAAATGCCAAGCCATGGAAGTTTCTCTTAATAAGAACGGCACGGGGGCCACGCTGAAAGCGAAGAAACGCTAGTCTACTGATGAGTCGGGAACGACGAAACGGCCACGCGAGTGGCCGTCTAGACTTACGAAACAAGGCTCAAAACTTAATTCTATTCTATGCAGCCCTAGGCTGGTTGGCTGTCGCGCGGTACGCGGACAATGCGGCAGTGGCGCTCATCGAGCGGCACGCTCTCCCAATCTGTTTGTGCGGGATGTGTGATCGAGAAATTGAAGAATGATTGAGGCGGGGGCCATGAGGCCTCCGCTTGAGTCATTAAGACTCAGATCGAGAGGTTAAATGCATCGACGATCAAAAGGGTACACGTCCATTAATGACGTGACTCGTGAGAGGAAACGCCAAGAGTTGGTCCGGATTGAAACCCGCGCCATGATTCGGGCGCCGGTCACGACGAGGATGAGGCTCAAGGCTCTAGGGGCCGAGGTAGGACTCCAGAGGCAAGAGAAGGCATTCAAGGCCAATAGACCAAAAGTCCCGAAGTTTAAACCAAGAGTCATACTCCGGAAGGCGGGGGTGTAAGCCCCCTCTTTTCCAGATTCGCGAGGCAAGGCGCCGAAAACTTGGCGCGCAGAATTTTTCAGAAATTATGCAGCGGCGTAAATGATTCTCATTGTTATTTGCGTAACGCATTGCTCGCTGCCCAAGTCTCCCAGGTAAAAAGCCAGAAACTTTTCTGGATATATATATTTTTTGAGGCATGCAAAATCCGTGCCAATAGCGATTTTTAACTGATTTTTTTGCCAATATATTTATAAAGAAAGACCCGTTTTACCTATTTTACTTGGGACCAGTGTTGAAATCATTGAAGATAACGCTACCCGACTAAACCAAAGTTACTCGGGTATTTACTTGGGTTGAGCCACGCCGCATAAATCTGTAACGTCCCGCACATTAGGCACTTTTTACCTTTTTTACACGCATAACGCGGGACAATGTAACACCAGTCTACTATAAGATTTGCTTATACTTCGTCAGATCGAATATAAGGGGGCCTGTCCAGGTAATGTCCAGGTAAAACCCAAGTAAAATAATTTTACCTGGGCAACTGAGAGTCGTTATCACTTGATTTGTCCACCGCATTCATATTAGAGTCTTGCCCCCCGCCGCAAGACCCGTGCATAAACGCACAAAAGAAAGGCAGATTTTATGCATTTCGACGCATCGGCTCAAGAGGCCTTTTGGGCCTCTTGGAGTCTAGTTTTGTGGCTCATTATTTGGCTGAATTCTTAACCCCGCCTCGGGCATCCCACCGCGTCCGCCGTTGAACCTGGCGGCGCGGCCCCTGGGGCGGGGGCCTTACGGCCCCTTTGGTGTAAACGTAATTTTTGATTGATTTCACAGTTTGGTTCAGTCAAGAACCGCCTCACATCAATTATGGTGTGAACAACCAAAAGGAGAGCCTCATGGCTAAGGTTAACGTACAGGTCGCGGGTGGAAGCATCCAACAAAAAGAAGCAAACACGCTGGGGGAGCTTAAGCGTATGTTCGCGCGTGACGGCGTCAAATACACGGCGACGATCAACGGCGAGCCCGAAGATGAGGATAGCTGCGGACTCAACGATTATGAGTTCGTTGCCCTCACCGAGCAGGTCAAAGGCGCCTAACCTCAACAAGGCCCCCTTGGTGACAGGGGGGCCTAACCCTGGAGTTACCCATGTCTTTTGATAAAGAGTTGTACCTAAGTTTGCTTGCGGCGCAGGTAGGGGTTCCCTACAAGTATATTGAGCCGCCGGCGTTTGCTGACTGTGCGACCAAGCTTGACGTAAACAAGAAGTTCTTCGCTGAGGTGCTTCCGCGCCTTATGGATAACGTATCTGTGGAACTGCCTGACGGCCTAAGAAAGTATTTGGCGAAAGGTGGATTTTCGCAGAACCACGTCGTCGACCGCGCGACCGATCAGTTAAATCTCGCTCGAAGAGAGGTGGAGTATTTTTGGGATTCCTACGCTGCACGTGCTGAAGGGCTTTCTGAAGCTTCTCTTGCGTACTACGAGGCTTTGAAGTTTGACCCTTTGCAAGTTTTGGAAGAGTCGCTCACCAAAGTCTTGGCCAAGGGCAAGTGGGAGTATTCCCCAAACGCGGGGGAGTATGCCTTTTTCGTGTCTAAAGATCCCATCGTCATGCGCTACAAAGATGACGGTGCGGGAGTGGATTACTCGGTCGACTTTGGCAAAGCGACGGTGAAGGTTAAGTTCAACCCCTTGCGGGTGGTTGTATCTTTCGAGCACAAAATGCCGATTGATTACCCTCACCCTCACGTGAGCCGCTCAGGGAATGTGTGCTGGGGAAATGCGGCGGGAGTCGTCACCAAGGCGGTGGAGACCTACGACGTTGAACCCCTATTCGAGGCGCTGCATCTGATTCTCACCACCTACAACCCCGCCTCTCCCTACGTGAATCTTAGCCGATATCACGAGGAGCAGGATCGGGGGCGCGCCCTACAGGAGTTTGAGAGATTTACTGAAACTGCCATGGATATTTTATCCCGGAGGAATCTAAATGGCTTGGACATCGCCAAGCTTTTCTCCCTGTCATACGCCGCAATGAGGGGCTCAAACTCTCCCGGCCTTACCGAGAGAATCATTGGGCACGATACAAAACTTGAAGCGCTCCACTGGGTTGTGGACGAGGATGCCTCGTGCGTTCTAGCGCGCCACGAGGATGCCGAAGGAAACGAGTGGAAGCTTGTTCCTGCGTTTAAAACGGGGATCGGACTTTCCTATGCGGTTGAGGAAGATGGAGACTGCGGCTGGCATATGTATTCCGCAGGACCTGCGGAGAATTTTCGGAAGGTGACGAACGCTGAGAATTGGTTGGAAGCTGTCCGGTTCCCCTCAGACGCAACTTCGTTTTTCCGCTCCTACGGGTTCTTAAGTCCCTATAGCGCGAGCGTCAGCGTGAGTGCTTTACGCCCATACGAAGCGGACGAGGATACTGAAGAGGCCGTCGATTACGACAGCGAAGAAGAAGGGTATTTCTAAAAGGAGAAAGTCATGCGCATCTGCATACTAAAAGAAGTGTATCAAAAAGTAATGTACTGGGTCCACCGGGCTGACTTTGAGGTCAGTGGCATGGGCCTTGTCACTTTCGACGGGAAGGATACGTTTACGGTGGTCGACGCCTTTTTACCCTCGCAAGAGGGGGGCGCCGCTCACACCGACATTGACCCCGCCGCAATGGGCAAGCTCATGTACAACGTCCACAAAAGTGGTCGCGAAGGAATGCTCAACTGGTGGTGGCACTCGCACGTCAAAATGCCCGCGTTTTGGAGTGGTCAGGATAAGCAGACCATCCAAAAGTTCGCGCAAAACGGCTTTTGCGTGGCAACGGTGTTTAACCAACTTGGCGAGAGTAGGTCCGCTTATTCTGCCATGTACGAAAACACTCTTGGCGTGAAGCAACTCTTCGAGAGTGACTCCATCGCTTTTGAAGTGATTGACCCCTCCTACGAGGTTAATCCCGATTGGGAGAAAGAATTCACGGATAACGTCCGCGAACGCACCTGGAAAGCTATCGGGCGCTGGGGCGGAACTCCGGAGAAGGGAACCTGGTTTAAGTACGGAGATCAGTGGCGCCGCTGGGACTATGAAGCGCGCGACTGGGAATACTACGCGGGTAAGGGCTCGCCTTTCGCCAGCGATGACGACAATCGCGGGAATCTTCTGCAAACAAGCGAAGTCGGCTGGCGCGACGACGATTGGGTCCCCGCCGCTGATGGCCTAAGCTACGCGGTCAAAGATATCAAAGAGTACGCCCGAGTGCTTAAGCGCTCCTGGCGCAGGCTCCTCGACATATACGCCGATGGGGACCTAGAGGAAGTTACAAAACTGAATCAGGAAATTGACCTGGTTCTTTACACCGAGTCGCAAGACTAGGAAGGACACGATATGTCTTTGGTATCAGACAAGCCGCATCTCATCCGTCAATATGACATCATACCCGAGAAAACCCTCTCCACGCCGGTCACGGTGGTTGGGGCGGGGGCTATCGGGTCGTGGGTCGTTCTACTTCTTGCAAAAATGGGAATGACCGATATTACGGTGTACGACCACGACAAGGTCGCCATCGAAAACGTCAACTGCCAACTCTACGGCAGAGAAGACGTGGGGGTTCCAAAAGTTTTTGCGCTCACTAAGATTGTGCAGAAGCTTTCGGCTAAAATCGGTTTACGTGTGGCCACCGAGAAGTGGTCCCCGGACCCCGCCACGAAAGGCATTGTGATTTGTGCGGTGGATTCCATGGAAGTCCGAAAGCAGGTCTTTGAAGAAATCTGCAAGAGTCACATCTTTGTGGAGTGGTTCATCGACTGTCGCATGGGGGCCGAAGAAGCGCTCATGTACACTGTCCGTCCGCACAACCCCAAAGATGCGGCGACCTACCGGAAAACACTCTATACGGATGCAGATGCGGTCCAAGCGCCTTGCACCGCCAAAGCCACGGGCTATACCGCTGCGCTAATCTCCGGCTGGTGCGTGCGTTCAGTGAAAGCTATTCTCACCAAAGAGGCTCCGCCTCGGATCACTCTTTGGTCGATCAAAAACATGGACATGAAGGTGTACCGTGAAGATGTACCTGTACGTTCCGAAGGGTAGGCCCATGCCTACTTCTTTGGAGGATGCGTTTACGCATTCGGACTTGATGGTGCATGTAACCTGTACTGGATTCACTCCACGTACCGGCTACGATGCGTACATTTGGCATCTCGACGGGAAACTAGAAAGGGTGGTGTGATTGTACTCTAAGAACGAGGTCATCAGCGACATCGTGACTGAGCTAGTGGAGCGTGGCTTTGATTATAAGCGCGACGGTCCGCATGGGAAGCTTTTCGCCCCGAACCGGCATTTCGTCGTGGCAGTACCGCTCACGCCGAGCGACTGGAGGGCTGAGAAAAATTTTCGCGCGGATGTACGGCGCTTTTTGCGGACACATAACTATGACCCTTTGGCCGAGGACGCTGAACAGGAGCGGAAAGAGCGCAAGCTTTTTAACCCTGTCGTCGTAACCCCTGCCAAAAAGCAGGAAGAGGAGAAGGTGACGAAAAGTATTAACGAGGTCGACTTTCAGTACGTGGTAGACTTGCATAAGGCGGGAAAAACTTACACTGAAATTTGTACGATCTTAAACGCCCAAGGCTACAGGCTCCCCTCGGGGGGAGAAATCAAAATGGGCAATCTATCAGGGTGGTTAACAAGAAGGGGATATCAACCAAAGGTGGCCGCTTACGGAAAGTATACGACATCCGTAAGTAGGATAAGAGAGCCTGCCTCCCCGCCCCCGCCCCCGCCCCCGCCCCCGCCGCAGGAGCAAGAGAGGCCCAGCAAAAAATTTCCGCTTTTACACGACGTGATGGAGATTGTATCGAGCAACTTAAGCGACGAACTTAAAGAGACTTTTCTAAAGCACGTCGTAGCCAAACATTCTGAAATAAAGTGAGGGCATTGAATGAAACTTTGGGAAGCACTGAAGGCGTTTGATGAAGGTAAGCAAATTGAATTTCGATTGACCACATCGCTGGGTGTGGATGGGTGGAGCCAAGTAGAGAAAGACCACGTCTTCGTGTTCGTGTCCGGAACAACCCACTATGAGTTCCGCCTCAAGCCGAACGCACCAGAAGTCGTCGAGTTCGTGCTGGATTGCAAAGGCAGGTCGCCAGCTCAGGCGATGGATTACCCGGAAACAGGGCCGACATATGCGCAGTATACGAAGATGAAAGGCAAACGCTGGCGCATCGTCGCGACCGAAATCGTCGAGGGGGAAGGGTGATGGGATTTGGAATCGACGAAGATATCGACGAGGCTGATTTTTATTGCGAAGAATGCCAGCAGTACGTCTGCGTGTGTGGGGACGAAATCGAGACGGGAGAAAAAATGACCGACGCTGAAAAGATCGAGAGGGCTGCGATGAAAAAGGCAGCCGACCACTATGATAAATTGATGAGCGGAATAGAGGGTTGGGACCGTCGGTCATTTGAAAGCGGCTTTAACTGCGCGCTGGACTTCAAGGATAGCGCCGGACTTTTCCGCGACCA